ACTGAAAAACGACCGTATCATAGGCATAACCTTCTACCTGATCGACATAACTAACACCTGTACCGTAATTGTCAGCCATTTAATGCTCCTATTGCGGAGTTGCATAAACGATGGATAAATTGCCCAGAACCAAAGTCTCTAATCCCTCAGCATTGATATCTTTCGAACCTTTTTCTCCAAAGACAAAATAAGCCGCCTGATAATTTTTAGTGTCTGGAAGCTGTCCATCCAGGGTGCTTACAACGAATCGACCGTCGGGTTGTATGTATGCCCGGCCGGAGCTTCCCGAGACGTCAAGGGGATCGTCCTGAAGAACGAGTGGAAGACTATTTTCAAAAACTCCTCGAAAATCATTACTCGACCCGCCCCCAGCAATCGTAGCGTAGGTCAGCACGGAATTGACCGTAATGTAAGATGTAACGACATCAACATTATAAACCTGGAATTCAACTTGCCCGATTTGATCCCGAGCTATTTGAGATCCATCTGCTTTAACCATCCGCGACATTGGAAGGACTGTATATCGTACATCACTCACATTCTGAATGACCTCAATCACAGCACTTTGGGTTAAAGACCCACCTACTCCCAAAGTATTGATAAGGTTTGCTATTGCAGTCTGAATTTGTGACGTTAGAAGATTCGTATTTGTTACCCCTATTTTAGGGACAATTGTAAACGTCATATCGACCGAATTTTGGATATCCTGTTTTACAATGGCATCAGCACAGGCATGCTTCATATTATTTACGGAGGTTTGAACCGTAGCTAATAAACCATTAGTCGTGTACGTTACAATAAAATTTTCAATAGCGACATAACTTACAAGAACTTGTTGACCGTTTTGAATTCCGCCTGACTCAATAAGCTTTAAAGCTGTCGCCAAAGTATCCGTCCCAGGAGAGATGCTATAATCTGTATTCTGAGTATAAGTTATAGAATGATCTGAACTTTTTACTACAATGGATTCTGGATCGGCGCCTACAAAGTTTAAGAATTCATTTTGGTCCAAAATCATAACATGTGGTTCATCGGTTACCGTTTGAAACTGAGTGGCCGGTAACCCGTTAGCAAACTTTATCCTCACTGAATCTTGGGATATTGTAGAACCCCCTTGATCCAAAGGATCATCGAGCTGTACAAGATCCCAGTTATCCGAAGTCAGAGGGCCTGAAATTTGCCCCACAACAGAACTTATGCCAAGTATTGGCTGATTTTGCAAAATAAAAGTATCTGAGCTCCGGAATTTATAATCGACCCGAATAACATCCGTCGAGGCCAACCCAATAGTAATATTGATCGGTAATGTTGAATCGAGCTGAATCGTATCGCCGTTATCTATAATTTGGTAATTTGTTAAATCGTAATCTACGTTTTTTGTTGCATTGTGAACTTGAGTCACATCGAATATCGGAGTATGTGGCCCAACCCGTGGGTTTTGAGACTTAAATTGATAAGCTGGTGCATTAGCAACTAAAAAAACTTCCCCCGTTTGAGTGCCTTGTCCACCGATACTTTCAAAAGAAAAAGCTAATTGATCTGAAACCTGTTGAGGCTGGCGCCCCTGAATATAGAGATCAACTTTTCCTCCAACATGAATATTTCGAATAGGATCGTAATCCCGAATCATTAAAGGATCTCCAGCACCAACAACTCGAACGTTTCGTACCATAGGCACGCCGATCGCGGTCTTTGCATAACCACCCTTAGTCCCCGTATCCGCGTACAGTGCGAGTTGAATACGCGTGGATAACTCATAATTAGTTTCTTCATTTTGGCCAAAACTAATGGGACTAGGATTTTCAACTGAAAAATCTGAATCAGCACCAGAAGATATTGAACTAATAGTATATGAATCAGTATTTCCAGCAGAACCGGGTACCGAGGCCTGTACATCTGCAGTTAATTCGTATTGATTTGTTGTAGGATTAAAATACAACCCAGGAGTGGTAAAGTCTAAAGTCTTTGTTTCCAGAACAGTGTAATTTTGAGATGGGATACCCTGATCTATATTACCAAGAGAAGTAACAACAGCCCCCTGATTAACAGTCATATTCCGTACTGGTGGGGTACTTACATAAAAAGTCACCGTACCAATAGCAGGAGAAGCCCCTCTCCGAATTACATTAACATTTGAAGCCAGATTATCAAATTGTGTATCAATAATATTCTGAAGTTGGGTATCATCTGTTATATTCAAGGCCATTTCTAAAGCCAATTTATTTAATGTAGTGCTAACGGGAGCACTTGATCCGGTGTTATTTGGGTCATCGAAATTCAATAAAGTGCTAACCCCTAAAGAATTTGCCATAAAATTTTGAATGACATAAACCCGGGCCATCTCTTCCGAGATCGGATCCATCATATCTCTAACAACCGTACCGGGCAGTGTGTTTACTCCAGCATTTGAAGTTAAAAGTTCCTGGCTAAATGTTAAAATGACATCATTCTGGGTTCGAGCTGGCAAATCCTGGAGTCCTGTTGTAATTGTAATCGGAGATCCTTGCAATTCTGCGGAATTTGCACTTTCCGTAACCTGGCCGAGGACTGGGTCATAAATAACAGCAGTGACAACAAAAAAGAAAGGCGTATCTTGCGAAAAGGTTACCGCGGGAATCGAACCTGCATTGGCCATCGCGAGATAAGTTGGCTGATCAAAAATGTATGTATAGAAATAAACCCGATTAATTTCTTCTGTTGTTGTCGTAACTCTAATACTTCCAACAGTATCAGTGACTTCATTTAAAATTTTTGTCTGATCTTCATAGAAAGAATATTGAGTTACAAGTACCGGATTAATTTTTGCATAGGCATTATTAATGCCACCACTTTGCGTGCTTACATAGAAATTATAACCAAGGATATGGGGCTCAGGATTTTGAACATTTAAAACCTGTATCTGATTTTGCCCTTGTTTTAGCTGTACCCCTGTTGGCGGAGATACAGTAATAAAAGAAGCACTTTGAATTAAGGTAATCTGTATTGTCGTAACTGGGCTAGGATTATCACTGTTGTCGTAAGCTACGACATTATAAATATTCACCCCTGAGACTAATGATCCTGCCCATGACCATACCGTCTCTCCTGCCGTGTAAGAAACCCCATAAATTGATCCATTAATCTGTATGCGGGCTGAGCCGGGATCTGTCGTTCCAGACAAAGTCTGAATAACTATATCTGTACTATAATTATTCGGCGTTGGAAGTAGAATAACAGGAGCATTAATAGGCATAATTAAGCTATCTTTAAAAATTGTGTGAAAGTCACAGTTTTCCCGGACTTAGCTTGAGCAACAACCAAAGCCCTTAGAATACTATGATCTGTCGTATCAAAATTAACTTTAATACTGATTACTTTATCCAGGAGTTCTCCATTTGTTGTTGCTCTATTCGTATACGTCAGATTACCCTGCAAACTTTTTAAAGTTTGAAGGGTTGTATTAATTTCTTGCGTTATTTTTGTTGAAACATAGCTTGTATCAGTAACCCTTTGACCAAGTAATTTTACCAAATTAGTACCTATAAAAAGTTGCAAAGGATTACTTTGTAATTCGGTAACCGTAAATTTTTCAAGATTTTGTAATAATAAAGGCTCGTTACGCAGCGTGTAAAAATCTCCCTCAACTGTATAACTAACATCATTTATGTTATTTAACCCCACACATTTTGGACAATAATCATTAATAGTATTGTAACTTAATTCAAAGAAATCTTCGACCGAACGCCATTTAGATGCCAGATATACCTTTCGAGTCTGGGTTATCGGTATATTCAAAGCGGTATTAGAAACCAAACTATATAGCGCTGTCGACAGAGGGCTGCTGGACGCATAAACAACCACATTCGATGAAGCGATAGGCTGTGCCGTTGTTATTGACCTTCTATCGGCCCCAAGTACAACAGCCTCTCTATCGATGCGATGATTACAAACAGTATTTAAATTTAAATCAAAAGACATAAAACAAAGTTCTTATTAGAACATTATTATCCCGTGACTGCTCCCACGACTAAAGTCGTGGGCTTTCATGAGCCTTGAGCGGAAGCCGCCTCACTCCGTGGGCTTTCCCGCTCACAGAATCGTAACCACTTGTGCAGAAGGTGCCGTTATGGACACTCCAGATGAACTTACGGTTGTATCACTCCATAACTGATAAACAGTTAACGAAGGAGTAGGGCCATAGGCGTATGAGTCCAGAAGATAGCCAGGAGCGACGGTCTGTCGGGTATTATTGTAAATACCAGGAGTCGAGGCTAAATACAATCCATAATTAGGATTACTGTCCGGTACCACAGTGACGGTGGCAGAAACTTGTGGGATATAGCCAACCGTCCCCGTCGCCACGATAGGGTAAAGAATTTGACCTGTTTTTGCCGTATTACCATAAAGGGTATTAAACTGCACAACCCAGTCTGGTGCTCCAGCAGGTAACGACGCAACTGAATTCTCTTTTTTTTGAAGAGCCTTAGCTTTTTGCAAGGCTGACAAAAAAGTCTGCTGACCTGCAGAAATTAAAGATTGATTTAATGCCTCAGCATTAACTTCTTTTAGTTCTGTAGGAGTTGAGGGGGTTATTTTAATATCTGGACATCTTGGTAAAGGAATATACTGTTCTTGTTGTTTTTTCCACCATTTTTTTACCATTGCAGTTACAGTCGATATACCAGGATCAAAAGAACCCAAATAATTTCTTCCAAAAAATAAAGCCGTAGCAGGATAACTCTTGGTCTGCAGATTCAATGAATTATTTGCTGGAAGAGCAGGATCGGGAGTTCTTTCAACGCCTTCAGATACAGCACTATTACTAGCTATAGCCACGGTGTCATTGATAAATTCTTGAACAACCTCTGTTATCTTTGTATTTTCTCCAACATCACGTAATACATTTACCCATTTGTTCAAAACAATTTGATTTTGAGTATTTCCTGGATCATTAAAATCTAGCATATCAGGGCCTTGCACAAAATTCATATCTGTAGGTGCTCCTGTATTGTCCTGAAAACGCTGACCGACAGACCAAAATTTAGTCCTAACATTTATCATCGTTTGAGGTAATTTAACCTCATCAGGAAACCCTCTGGGAGAGGGCATATTAGACGCCAGAGTATCCAAAGTAGTAGAAGAGGAATAATTTAAAAAAAGAAAGCTTAATTGTTGAAGTAGAATAACATCATAAGTACGACTCTTTATTAATTTATCTTTTTGTAGATCAGAGGGTGCCGGCAAAATGGCCCGACCAAGACTTGTGTTTTTAAAACTTGTAGCCTGATTCTGTGTCGCCGTATTAACAGCATTCTGCAATTCAGAATAAGCGTTTTTATCTTTCCTTATTTGAGCTTGCAGGGTCATAATCTGATTATTTATATCATTAACCGCAGAATCCAATTGGATAATTCCATAAATCGAACTATAAGCTTTAAATTTTGTAGTAGCTATCCCCTGATTTGGAGTAGGTGCTACATCAGAGGGTCTATATGAAGATAGAGGAGCCACCTGAGTATTTTGACCTGCTGCCAACCCAGATTGAATCTGAGCTTGCTCAGTATTATTATAAATTCGGGCCTTAACCATGTTTTCGTGTGCCCGTAATTCATTTAAACGCTTTTGATTTTTTAAAATTCTTAAATTAAGACGGGTTTGTTCAAGGCGCATATTTGAAAGAGAATTACCCGCAATTAATTGAGCAACCCTATTTAAATCCGTGGTCGTAGTTTGTAAAACTTGTCCGGACTCAGCCATAAATTACCTACTTTTTTGCGAACAAAGAAACTATAAAATCAATTGCGGTCCCTATTTGAGCCACTATGCCTGATTCTTGAGCCGCGATTCCCCCTCCATAAACCAGAACAGTACCAACAGAAATACCATTAGGGCCACTAAAAGGCTTAGATTTTCCGTCAACTATTGGAGGTTTTGCATTTTCTATTCTTTGCACAAAATTGATCATTCCTCCTGGAGCAGGAGGAAGTTTTAAAAAATTTATTGATGGCCCAAGAATAAATTGCTCCAAAGCTGATACTACATATGCAACAGCATTTATAATATCTATAAATAATTGCACCTTTTTCTGTATCTGGTTAAGAAAATCCGAAAATGAATCAGAGGCACTGGTAATCATACCCTTCACCGAATTAATAAGCTTATCAAGCTCTTTTATTACTTCAACAAACCACGGTATAACCCCAGTAAGTTGAATCGAAGACCATTTTCCTAAATTTCCTAGTCCACCAGATCTAAGATATTCTATTTTTGAATTAGGCTGGATTATAATATCTGCAGTGTTAAAACCATCATTACATGTCTTTATAGGAACCGTAACAACTTGAGAAAAAGGACCTTTAATCAAAGTTGTTACATCGCTTGATTGAATGATATAATATAAAGTTGTGACAGGGATTAAATTACCAGTCACTCCTGTAGGATTACCCTTACCATCAAGCTTTAACTCAGGAACCATAGCCACATTATTTTCAAGACTGATGTCCGTATCAACATAAGAAAGTGTCGTAGACACAAAATTATTAGCCACTACGACCGGATCCCCATTATTAAAAGATGGGTCTTGATAAGTCGTTTTATCTCTAACAGGAAGCTGGAACTTCTCTCCACTAAAAATATCAGCAATCAAATCTTTAAAGACTGTTATCAAGCCAGGTTGCCCTGTGTCCTTATTATCCATCATCGTGTCAGGTACATAAGGCTGATCGTACAAAATTGAAGGCTGAGGTGTTCTACTCCTATAGACCAAAAAATTAGTCGACATATAATTTTGGTCCCATTGAAGTTGTATCCCATACGTTTGCGTTGTCTCTCCCAATTTTTGAAAAAACCCACAATGACCTTGGATATTTTTAGGAGAA